CGCGCCATTTAAAGGGTCCCAACAGTTATCCGCTAGATTGGCAACCGCGAAGATATTTTGACAGACATGCGTTCCAGGGAACGAGGATGGATCTATGCGCACTACCGACCCATCATTCGCGGACGTGATGGCTGGCAAGGTGGCGAATGTGTAGATCGGGTTGCCGAAAGATGCTAGGACACCATCCGGCAAAAGAAATCCATCGATAGAGCCACCAGCGCCGCCAAAAGAATAACGCGCGAAGTTGTCTGTTTTTAACAGAATCGCACTAGCACCTTTACTAATGTAGTAAACAATACAAAGCTCTTCATCTGCAGGCAGAACATTAACCACTACATCGCACGCTATCTGCCACCAGCCCACCTGATCTGCTGGAGTGCCAGTGAATGTCACCGTGAAATAATCGAGCGTATCCGTGACATCACGATAAACCAACTTATCACCGGACTTGATATCCTGTATCCATGCCTCCTGGTTGATACCATCAGCGTTCATATCGTCGATCCAGAACAACTTTCCAGTTCCGGTAACAGCCGTATTCATCTTGCTTTTACCGTTGCCTGGGTCGTTATTAAGCACGCCGACATCAAATATCAATGGTATTTTGGCCATCATAGGCACACTACTACCACTCGATCCACCGCCACCGGCGGCATCTAAGGTGGTTCCAGTCATCGATAAGTTGGTTCCGAGCGTTATCTCTGACAGATTGCCGGTCGAACCTCGTCCGAAAAGTTTAGATGCTGTAATTGTAATATCTGTTGGTACACCAACAGATGCCGTAGCATTGCCTTTTATCGAGTTCGCTGCCGCATTAGCCATCTTTGCATTTGTAACTGCAGCATCAGGGATATCAAAAGACACCTGACCTGCAGTCGCAGTGTTTTTAACTACAGTCGCACTATCAGTAAATACGCGCTCTGCTGACAAGCCAGCGTTAGCGGTAATGACAATATAGTCAGCATCAGTTGGCGCTCCACCGCCTCCACCGCCAGCGGCATACAAAGTTGTGCCGGTCATGCTCAAATTTGTTCCGAGCGTGATTGGCGCGAGGTTACCTGTTGATCCCCTACCAAATAATTGAGATGCACCGATGGCGATATTACTAGGCGCGGCTGCGGATGCTGTGGCGTTACATTTGACCGTGTTGGCTGCTGCATTAGCTAATTTAGCATCTGTGATTGATGAGTTGATGACATCAAAAGCGACCTGACCGGCTACCGCAGTATTTTTTGCAATAGTAGAGCTATCGGTTAGCACGCGCTCTGCTGATAATGTGGCATTGGATGCGGCTGTGATGTATTCTGCATTAGTTGGCGCGCCACCAGAAGCAGCAAGAGCAGCTATTGCCGCTGTGGTACTTTGCACATCAGCACCGCTTTGTACTAACCGAACCAACTCTGCACCAGTAAGCGCTCCAGCTGCTAACTCATCAGATGTCTTTGTGTTTGCCATTCGCTATTGCTCCGTTTTTTTAAATTTCTACTATTCTCAGTGGCGCGTTGTAACGCTGATAGAACGCCACGTCATTCGATATATCAATATCCAGCTTGCCGTATATCTGCCCTGACAATTGCTCTTCTCCCAGCGTGTTTGATGGAGATAAGTTGACAAAAATAGGCTGACTCTTGCCAACAATCCGGAACAGATTATTAAGATTTGCTTTATCTGCAGGGCCCATCAAATTAAGTGATAGATCCATAGTTCTGGTGATAGTCCCGCGATCGGTAACCAAGTCGCCGGATGACGTGCGCTGTGATGTCGTGCCATCTACAAATCCAAGTGATGCGCCGTTTCCTGGGTCACGTTCTGTTTCAACCGCGAGCCCAGCAATTAATCTGCTAATCTCAATAAACCCATCAGGATTACCAGCGCTTGTCAGCTCTATTTCCATGCGCCTTACACCGGATATTGCATAAGCAAATACTGATGCATGTATGCCTCCACCATAAGCAAATGATGATGATCTGATGCTACCAAAACCAGCGGGATTTTCATACCCGTAATTGATATTTATTAAGCCGGAGTCATAAAGCAAGGCCCCTACTGACGGATCGTTAAACAAATAGACGCGAAATGTAGAGCCTAAAATTAGATTGGTAAACGCTAAACCAACACCGCTCAAAGTCTGAGATGCTGGCCACGTGACGCGGATTTTTGGCGTTAAGAGGTTGGTTGATCTCCATGTCTTTGCCTTAGCATCAACCAGCAAATTTGATAGCCCAAATCCTGTAGCTGACCCACCGGACGCCATGCTCAGAGAAGCACCTTCATTAATTAAATTCTTGTGCAGAATCCTTAGTTTGCCCATTTTATTTACCCGCTTTGGCTATTACAGCAGACCTTTCGGAGTCTATATAAGCCCACAAATCAGACTTGCGAAATACTCCATCCGGCTTGCCATTTTTCGCAGCCATTAAGTCATCGTATTGCCCATCTTGTATAATGATGTTTTCAAAATTCTGGTTTTCAGCAGGCACAAATTCACCAGCTACTGTCACTGTGCCAGTTCCTACCAGAACACGCACAAATCGACCGACCAAGTTATGCTCATAAGAGACGATGTCCTCATCTTGATTGACCACTATTTCACGCTTCCTTGACATTTTTCACCTCTTCTAGCTGCCTGGATAGTTCCTGCACTGCTTTTACTAATGGAGCTATTAAGCTAATATAATCAGTGCTATACATTCCGTCATCGTTCTTTCTGCACAGCGCGTCATCTAGCGAATCAATTAATAGCTCTACATCCTGAGAAACAAATCCATGCATTTTTATTTCGGGCTTGCTGCGCATGCGGAAAGTTTTAGGTAGCAATTTTTTGATAAATTCAAGGCCAAGCTCTTCCGGCTCAATGTCTTGCTTAAGTCTTTCATCAGACACGGTTTCTATAATCAAACCATTTGCGTTGTCACCGCGAACCTGCTGGCTAGTGACATTAGAGATCAACACGAAGCCATTGCCTGACACGTTGCACGATCCTGTTTCAGGCACAACTAGAGAGCAGAGATTGCTTGCCTGCTTACCGTCAACCATGTCGGCGTTTAAGTTTGTGACAAGAGCTGTTGAGGTTATTTGCATCGAGCCTTCCACACGCAAACCAACACCAGTAGTCGCCACCGCTCTAACACCCACACCTGAAGTAGCAGTGCCCCTGACACCATCGCCCGTGCTGTTCGATCCGCTTACGCCAATAGATGATGTGCCCATGCCGGTTGCCGTTCCGCGCACCCCAAAACCAACCAGACCCGCATACCCAAGAATCCCACCTGATGAGCCTTGAGTCTCGTTAAAAACACCAGAGTAAGTTGCGCCTCCAGATGTCACAACACCCTTGAATGACGCTTGTCCGGTAATGTCGATGTTTGATGTGCCGCTGATATTTCCTGCGGTCACGGTGCCAAGATTGGCAGTTATAGCGGACAGAGTTGATACATTGAGCATTCCTGCGGTTATTGTGTTTGCAGCAATCCTCGCTGCTGCCAAAGTCCCCGTTGTAATCTGACTTGCATTGACAGTTCCTCCGCGAGTCCAAACGCCTGCGATCTTGAACCACATAACACCAGTCGTAGAGTTGTAATGGGCATCGCCATCACCCCCACCGACCGGATCAGACGCGCTGGTGGTAAAAAAATTATCGGTCCCTCCGCTTGGTGCGAAAGCCGCATCAATCACGTCCTGCACCAGTACACCATTTAAGCTGCCCGTGTGATTAATTGATGTAGGCAAATTGACTGTTTGCAATCTTGGTGTTGCTGCTTGCAAGGTTGCGTCACGGCTATTAATAATTGCAGCCATATCAGCCCTCCCTCAACATACTAGAGCTGTCTTCGCGCAGCATGAATGCACCGTCCTCGCGCAGCATAAAGTTTGATTGCGCTGATTCGCGCAGCATGATAGATCCGTCTTCACGGAGCATGAATGAACCATCTTCTCTCAACATGTAATTGGTCACTTGCTCTCCACCAACTAGCACCTCAACGCTAACGGTTAAGTTGCTCCAGTCGATTGACAAACCGATCACCTGCCCTGGTTGCCCTGCATCAAGGCCAAAACGTGGATATGTCAACGTAACAGGCTGGCCGAGCGTTAACTCAGCAAGCCTGGCAGTGCCGGTAAATCCAATGACAAATTTGGGTGTTTTGTAGAGATTAAGCAGCCTGTTTGCTTCTGCGGTTGCATCTGCTTCGGTCAGCAGCAGTGTATTGACAGCAACAGGCTCTGCATCAAGCCCGTACGCAGACTTTACTGCTGCATCTTCTGCGGTGACACTCATGTACTCTAGTGAGTACATTTTTTTGTGCGCTTCCGGTATGCCGGTCTGCAGTCCTTGCTGCACGGTCCAGGTGCGATTGAAATTTATTTTGTATGCGGCACGAACCGGTAGCTTGCTAGATATGCTAAGAGTATTTTGTATGATGTCATCCGGACCAATCTCAAATGGCGTACCAGGTGCAGGCAACTCTATTTTAAGTAGCTGCAATTTGCCTAGCCTGGACATAACCAATTGCGCACCTACGCTGGATGCAATTTCGTTGCAAACAGCTAATGTATTGCCGCGATCCGTGATATACATCCCGATCGGCTGCGGATTCGCAACATCAAAAGCCGCTATTTGCGCAGCATCAATATCACCAGCAACGAATTTATTTGCCCCTCCGAAATCCTTAACGATCCTTTGGATGACGCTAGCGACTGTGGTATTCCATACAGATGGCTTGTCGCCTTGCACGCTGACAGTCACGCTGCCAAAAGGTTGGGCAGATAAAGTAAATTTGCCTTGTGCAATTGTTTTTGTTGCAGCAACAGGAACGCCGTTGTCGCGCACTTCGATAATGTCTTCTATCGCTGATGCGTGTACTTTGTATTCAAGTGTTGCTGGATTGCTTAGCAGCGGCGACACGTTGAAACACTCGCCAAAGCATAATGGCAACAACTCGTTTTTATTGATAGTTGTCCCGCCCAGTTTTGTTTCTGTCAGCGGAGTATTCAGCCGCTGCAGCTTGTCTCTTACTTTAATGTTTAAAGTGGATGCCGACCGGCTGTCGATATCATCAACCGTTCCATTAAAAATTGTCACAAAATCAGTTCTCAACCATCTGATATCACCGATCAATATCACAATCGATTTATTTACCCAGATATCATTCAGCCAGCTATCAAGCTCACCATCAAGATTGTATATTTCTACATCGCCAAAACTCATGGACGGAGATCCATCGATACTCATGCGCTCGATCAATTGCACTGAATTGGCGGCAATAATTGGGTTGTAGATGCGCCCAACAGTTTCGTCAATGTAGTTTTTACTCGATAGGTAGTGCGTTGTGTTGACACCAGCAATGCTTGATATTGCCTCGACAAGCACACACCTGATAGCAGCAGGATCGCTTAGCCAGGCTGTAAAATTAACCGCCATTACGCTAACCTCGCTTTACTGCGGTCATTCCACTGTTTTTTGCTTTCAATAACCGTCAACGCTTGCGCGATTATTTGCGCGTTTTGCTTATTCGTTATGTCGGTTACTTTGATTAAATCGCCGGTTTGCTGCTGCTGTTCTTGACGCAACATTGCAAGCTCTTCGCGCAGTTTCTTGATCTCTTCCGTGGTCGACGATGGCACGATTGCTTCAGCTCGATGGACCATAGCAATGCCTGATTTGCTGATAAAGTCCGTACCTTTCGCAAATGACGGCAATCCGTTATCTTTCACCCATTTTTCAATGTCGCTAAGTTTTACACCGGTTACACTTGACAAGCGTTTTGATGTCACGCCATTGGCAACAGACGCATCATAGATTTGCCGTGGCGTGGCTCCTGAGGCTACAAAATCCTTTATTTGCTTATCAGTTACCGTCGCGCCTTGTGTGAGCGAATTGATTTTTGATATATCGTATCCAGCAGCAGCTAATTGGCCTATTGACCCGCCGTATTTGGTCGTTGTTGCAGCAACCTGCGCGGGCGTCATATTTGGATTGGCTGCCAGAAAATCCTTTACTTGCTGAGTCGTAAAATTATTACCAGGACCCTTCAAAGTGGTAGCAATCAGTTCTTTCAACAGATCATTGGTTGTCTTGGTGGCATCCTCTATGCCCGTCAAATACTCTACGCTTGACTTGAGCTCATCCAATTGCTTTTGAGCTATCTCGGATTGACTGAGCGCTGAATTTTCTGCATTCGCCAGCACACTTTTAACCAAGTTAAAATCACTGATAAAAGCTGAGCTTGATGCATTGTATGTCTGGCTGGCTTTTAAGAATTCTTGCGCTACGCTTGGGAGATCCTCAAGCGCAGATTGGTCACCCTGCGCAGCTAGTGCACGAGTGCGGTTAAATTGCGTTCTAGCCTCGTCGAGTTTTTGACCAGGTGTTAATGGCGACAACTCGCTTAGAGATAGGCTATCTCGGAAGTCTCTTAGACGATCAGAAATAGATTTAAACTTTGATATGGTGGACTCGAACTCATTACGTTCTTTACCGTAACTGCTAAGCAATTCTTGCCGAATATCATTCAGGCCACGCTCTGACTTAACCAATGTATTGGTTGTGCCTAGCAGCTCTTCCTGCGCATTTTTGACCGCAATAAACGCCGGAGCGATCTTAAGCAGCGCTTGCAATTGCTCTGCAGTAATGCCATTTAACTGGCCATATGACTGCACAAGATCCTTGAATTGCTCCTTAGTGATCTCGCTCGAGAACCCGATATCTTGCATAGACTCGCTGAGTCTTTCAGCGGCAGGCGCTATCTTTTCGGAATCGGTCAGGAAATTATCAGCAAAAAATTTTGTTTTATTGCTGAGAGCCTCAATACCGCCAGCGGCATCAACAAACCCAGTTCTAGCCTCGAATGATGCGCTTAGAATAAAATCTTTAGACTCTGAAACCGACTTACCTAGGATAATTGCCGTGTCTGATAGCGCCAAAAACTCCGCATTGAGTCGCGACAAAGTGGCAAACGAATCTTCACCGGTCTTTCTAAATTTATCGACAAAAGGCAGCAGCCCTTGCGCAAGTTCGTTGCCAATGCCTTTAAGCAATTCTGCTATCTGCTCTTCGGTGAGCATCTTGCCTTTTTCTGACTGTAGCTCGATTATTTTGCTATAGTTAGTTACAGCATCGGCGCTTAGCCCAAGATTTTTTGCGTAATCAGTCGCTGATTGTGAAAGGCTTTTAACCGTTGAATTGATGGTTGTTGCTATCTCACTGGCAACGCCAGACAGATTGTCAGCAAACACTTGTAGTTTGTCATTGTCTGTTGATACAGATCCGGATACTAAATCGACCTTTGCGAAATCATTTTTATTGCTGCGCAGCAACCCGCCCTTGGCGCGGAAGTTTGTGGTTAGTGATCCGTCCTCGAATCCTCCAGCACCAATCGATCCAGATAAGACAGTATCCCTCTGCTTAAGTGGTCCACGCCCAAACAGTCCATTAATGAGCGGAATAACTGGCAGCAAGTCGCCAATAATTGGGATGTCGCCAATGGTATTCATGACGTTCCCAAATCCACCCCCCAAGCGCTTATCCCCTGCCAGCGCTTTAAGTCCTTGCGTCACTGCGAAAGCGATTGCAGCAGGACCAGCAACGGCTGTTAGTCCCGATCCTACGGTTGCACCAAGCGCGTTTGCCCCCGTCAGGCCACTGGCACCCCACAAAGCCTGAGCTCCACTTGCAGCCGCCGCACCTGTGCCGCCCATGCCGCTAAAAAATGCTCCAGCGGCTCCAGGTAACGCAGATCCAACACTCCCAAGCGCAGACGATATGCCAAAGCCAGAACTAAATAGATTAGATGCCCCGCTTGCCAAAGACGATAAACTAAAACCTGATGACGCATTGGCAGCACCACTTGCGCCGAACATCCCAGCCAGGCCAACGCCTTGCGCTATCCTAAGAGCCGCGAATTCTGACGCAATACGCCCGACAGTGTTAGCGACATTTTTAACCATGCCATCAAGGCCATCGTCAAAGAAATTGAATATGCTATTGGCTAATGTGCTTTGAATATTACGCCCGGCTTGCATCCATAGCTGGCTGGTTTCGTCAGCAGCAATTCTGTTCATGTTTGCCAGTTGCCTGGTGCTTGATTCAGAATTCTGGATGATTGAAACTATCTGTTTTCTTGCGGCAATTTCTTTCTGTATCTCTGCAATTGCACCGGCGCTTCCTGTTGTTGCTTTTCTTTCTTCCAGTCTGGCAATAGTCGTGAGTTCGATTGCCTGTTCTAAGCTTATTTGGCTGCGTTTAGACAACTCAAGCGCTTGAGCTTCGCTGCGCATCGAGTCAAGACGCTCTTGCGCGGTCTTGGCTGATTGCTGGTAAGGTCTCAGCAAGTCTTCATGGGCTTTGCGCTCTATAACCAACAGCTTGACATATTCGCTTTCTATCCTGCCTGCGTCATTTTTAACCTGATTGAGTTTTTTGATACCGGCTATCGGCTTTACAGGGTCCGTATCATTAAGGGCAATTGAAAACTTTCTCGTTGATTCTGTATTGGCGTCATTTGCAGCAATGACTTCTCTGCTGATAACAATGGCTTTTTGTAAGTCATTCTCAAGTTGCACGAGCTTTTCTTTCTCATGCTCAAGAGCATTTTTATCAAAAAAAATAGAATCTTTTTTCTTTGATAAACTATCAATTGTTTCTTGAGTTTTGAATATTTCCCTGCGGATCTGTCCTACATCGCCAAGGATTTTTGGATTGCCAAATGACTGCACGAACAGTTCTTTAACACCCGCCAAAGCGCCCTGCAAAAACCCGCTTTGCTGCGTTACTTGCACCATTTTATCTGTAACCGCAGTCAATCCTGGGATCATGCCCTGCACAAACTCGCGCCCAAGCGATGCAACCGATTTATTTAACAGGTTTATCTGGTCATTGAATTGCTCTGATTTTTTTGCAGACTCTTCCGTCACCGGGTTGAGTTTCTTTCCCTGGTCAATCAGTGTTTGCAACTCTTTTGAGCCGTTCGCCAACAGCGGGATCAGATCAGCCATTTTTTGGCCAAAGATCGAGGTGAATACTACCGGCCTGTCATCTTTGCTAAATTTGCTGAGCGCATCCGACAAAGCAAGCAATTGCTTTTCCGGTGATAGGTCTTTTAATTTCTCGTAAGATAGTCCTAGCTGTGCTAGTTTTTTTGCTGACGCGCTCGAAGCATCTGCCGACTCGATAACTAATTCTCTAAAAACGCGGGTAGCTTTTGCCACCTTATCCAATTCAACTCCGGATTGCTCAGCGGCAAATTCCAAACCAGCCAAAGACTCTACCGCCAAACCGGTTTTTTGAGACAGTTTAAATAGGTTATCTTGTGCGTCTATTGTGGATTTTATGAACGCGCCCATACTGCTAACCACAGCACCAGAACCAATCGCGCTTAATGCTGCACCAGCTTTGAGAGCGTGGCTTGACAATCCAACCAAGTTGCTATTAGCAGACGCAAAAGCCTGGCTAGTGGCATCCTTGGCAGTGATTACTATTTGTGTGGTTGCTGATGTCATTCTGATGGTTGCCTTGAATGCTCTTGCAAGACTAATAAAGCATCGATAAAGAGTTCAGCATCTTTCACGTTAAGGTACTCTGCGATGTCATTGAGAGACGGCCATTCAATCCGGCCTCCCATAATCCCCCACGCATGTACCGCAAGCGCCTGTTCGTTATCTAAAAATACTGGCTTTGCATTAGGTATCTCATTTTTAAATGATTGATACTCAAGCCAGATTTCTATTTTTTTTTGCTGTCTTCCCTAACTTCTAAGCGCTCGCTTGCGTCTTGCAGAATCTTGTTTGATAGCGGAGTCCACCAATCTTTTCGATCTCCAACAGCCTCATTGAAAGCATCCTGATCAAACTCGACTGGGTTATCGCTCCCGCCTGGCACAAAGTCAGATTCTTTTGCGCCCGAGCATCCGTTAATATGCAGTCTGCATATTTGCGCAAAGCTCATGTTATTAGCGTAGTAGGTATGCATCTGCTCTGAGGTCGCGCGGATACCGGCAAAAGTGATATCTCCTATCTTCTGCTCGATCTTGCGAGCAGACCTGATCTTGTCAGCCAGCGTGCTCATTACGACGCGAACCACTGTGTTTTATTACGCAGCGTCAGCGATACATTGGCGGTTGCTAGACCACCGCCTGCGCCATCCAAACCCGACCCGCCAGACACGAACGCATTCAGAATACCCACATAACCAGAGATCAAAGTGATAACAAAAACTCGCCGTGTATTTGCGTCCTCTGCTTTCGCCATTTCTAGCGATGTGGTGGCCAAAGGATCTGCTAAAGTAGCAAAGGTTGCTTTTGGAAATTCGCGCAGCCCGTAAAGAACTTTCTTTTCATCATCGTGAATAGTTGTAGCATCTAGCTCAGTAGGAGGAGAATCCGGCAAGCTCAAATTGGTTACGTTATCGAAGGTGGCGAATGAAGATACTTTCTGACATGTTCCGCCTGAAATGTAGGTGCTGTATCCTGTTGAGTCCAATCCCTCGGCGACAAAAGATACTGTTGTGCTCACTGACTTGACGCGCACAACACGGTCATTGATCTCAGTCATACCAACAACTCCCGAGATAACAACAAAGTCACCAATAGAATAATCGTGAGTGCCGGTAATGACTGCTTCGGATGCTTTTGAAATTGCGGTGATTGTTTTTGCAGTCGCCAAAGCGGTTTGGATCTGCAGTCTTACCTTTTTAAGGATTTGTGGATTTGCCATGTCTTCTCCAGCGCCACCAAGGCGTTAGGTTATAAAGTTGCTGCTCAGCGCTTCACAACGTTAGAGCAGCCCCAAGAATACAGCCGTGTCAGGTTCGTCTGCCAAGGTGTAAACTTTCATCTTGTAAATCATCGTGGCCCTGCCAACCGGCCTACTTCCAACCACGCTTGTATCTATATTCGTTCCAACAATTTCTTTGCTTTGCGCAATCGTTGTTGCATTTGCTATTGCCACCTCCACTTCTTTACAGATCGTATCCAGCTTATCATCAAGATCCAGCGTTTCTCTTGCCGTTGCTTCTATCGTGATTGTTATATCTCGCTGCACTTTTTCTGGATCATGCACAGTCAGATATTCATCTTTCTCGTACTCGGTTTTAACAACAAGGCAAGGCAAATCTGTCTCTTGCAGCACGTAAGCTCTACTTTGGAATACTCTTGCGCCGGTTGTTTCAAGCCCAGTCACAGCAAAAGCTATTTGCTCCCTAAGTTGCTGCCTGACATGATTTGCCATTACTGCAATTCCAGCATTAAGCGTGTCATGCCATTGCCATCAGGTCGCACATTACGCACTGTATAAACTTTCAAGCCGTCAATCACGATGTCACTATGCGCAACATACTCAACATCAACAGATTTGCATAAGAATGATGGAGCGCTTGATTCAACCATTAATGGATCTGCATAATCATTATCAAATAACCCATTGACAACTTTGTTGTTTACAATCATCGTCACAGCAAAATCATCTGTATCAAAAAACACAGATAAATCCTCGTCAAACATCAGATTTTTTATGTTTTTTTGGCTTTACCGCGGCATCCGAATCATCCTCTATGCTACTAACCATCGACTTTGGTAATTGCCCTTCATAGCCGAACAATTCTCCGGTCTTAAAATTGATAGGCCGGACAATATCAAAACGATCATCTGCAATATGCGATAGATTATGCATTCTGCTTTTAGCCTGCTCGCTATTTAACTGGATTACTCCACTGTTAATAGTGACAGGCTGCAAGGACATATAAGTTTTCATTATGTCAGCGTAACCAGGCATGCTTTCTTCCAATCGCCATAAGCTGCTGCGCGTTCTGTTTCCACAGAAATCAGACACTCATCGTTTTTCTTGCAATGTTCCGAATCAAGCCATAAAGTTTCCAGCAACATGCCTTCCACGTTATAACCAGGAGCCGAATTATTAGGCCTGCGTTGCTGGCGCATAATTGGTCTTTGGGTGCCTTGGGTAGAGAACAGCGCGAATTTATCTGTCCATCCGATGCGCGGACTTGTCTGCACACGAAACCTAAAGGAATCCTGTTCAAGCAAAATATTGGTATCCCCGCCGTTTATCCTTGTTTGCCCCAAGGCTCTCAGCAGATTAACCATCAATCCAGTGCCGGTCAGGACAAGAAACTCTGTCATGCCCTCATTGACATATTCACCACGATCATCTTTGAAAGCAGTCATTGCCTTTACACCAGCCAAAATTGCATTGATCGTTTCGGTGTCGGTTGGGTCTGTCGTGGTATTGACGTTAAAAGTAATATCGTTACTTTGACTGCCAGAATCGCCCTCTACGTGGTCGGTATCAAAAAAGTACTGACCGTCATAACAGACAGTTGACTCTCCGTTAACAATGAGGGGAGCAACCAGACTCCACCAATGGGTTTGCGTGCGATCAGCCAACTCATTGACCCGAACAGACACCTGGTCAGTTTTATCGTAAAGAATATGCTTCTTGGGGATTGCCATACCGCCCTGGTATTCAACGTTTTTAACTGTCCACGAGGTATCACGCAGTTGCGAGAACCGTTTCTCTCCGCGCTTTTCGGACATCGTTGGAACCATGCCTAGCCAAGCGTAAGATTCACTGTCTTGATCAGATGCCATCGGAGGTGTTGATATCGCGTCCACGATGGACGTTGCTGAGTTCTGCTGCAGTCTTTCGTAAAAAGTACCGATTACGCTACGTTCGGTAATGATTGGTGATGTCATTTAAAATCTCCTTTAGTTACCGAAACGGCGGATTATTTGGTTAATTTTTGCAGTTAATGACGCGACTGCATTCTCAAACTCAGCCGTTGTAGGGTTGGCACCAGCAGTGTTTGCTATTGTGTCCGATGCTACGCCGCCAGTGCTGTCGGTAATTTCAGTGATGACAGCCTCTGTAGTATTAAACTCAACAATCCCATAACCCGTGGAGATCCAGGCAACAACGTAACCAATGCGCGTGTTTGTGCTTTGGGTTAAAGTAAAAGTATCGTCATCTGATGCAAATACGTCTTTGCCTACATCGGTAATGGCTAGCGCTGAAATTGCCAATTTAATGCGACCTTTAGTTCGGCATCTCACATACTTAGCACCAGCCGCGCCTGTAGCGTTATCAACCTTGTAGTCAGCAAAACCTCTGAATGGGTCCCCGGCGACTAGCGGCCTTGCATAACCTGATCCGTTATCACCAACAGCCGCACCCTTGTATATAATGTCAGTAGCAACCACCGGGAAATCATGAAAATTCCCCTCATAATAATCGCGTGGCGCATCTGCTGCTAATGTAGTCATCTCTTAATCTCCTGAATTAATGTCGTAAACTTGCTTGCTCAACTTTCAGAAAGCCGGTGTATGCAGCAAGCGTGCCGAATTCTTTTCTGATAGATTCTTTGTTATCCCAGTCCATTTTTGCGCGCTCTTCAAGCGGTAGATTGCTATTGTCACTAGCGGCTACCTGGTCGATTGCGGCGTGCGGCAATGGAGCAGGGGCATTTGCTTCAAATGCATCTAAGTGACTTGAGCGCAGTTTTTTTTCTTCAGCGATAATTGCTAATGCAACATCAGCGCCGGTAGATTTTCCATCCAGCTTCATCGAGTTAACAATTGCCTCATGACCAGGTAACGATGCGGCTTCACAACCAGCAATGCGATCATTCTCTGCTTTCGCGCCTTCTGCGACTAGTGCAGCAGCGATTTCAGGGTATTTGTTTTTGATTGTCTCAATGGTTATTACTTCAGCAACCGGAGCGGCCTCCTGTGCTGTCTTTGCCGTCTTGTCATTCATTGGCCATACTCCTGTTGACATGTTTAAAATGGTTGTTTCTAGGTTAGCTATGTGGTCGATCATTCCGCGCTTTTTAGCCTGTTTTGCTAGGAATACACGGCCATCTGCCATATCATCTAAGACTGTTTCCACATCTGTCCCGCGATTCTCTGCAACCGCATCAACAAATATTGTGTAAAGCTGATCAACCTGATCTTGCAGCATCGCAGCACCCTCTTTCGATAGAGGTGCATTTTGACTTGCTATGCGCTTGTATTTTCCTGCGCTAATCTCGGTTGTTTTTATGCCAGCGTTTTCTTGCGCTTTTGAGGTGTCAGTGTGAGAGGTAACTACGCCGATTGAGCCGATTTGAGTAGTATTAGATGATGCGACAATTTCTGTAGCAGCAGATCCGATCCAATAAGCAGCGCTGGCCATAACACCATCAGCAAATGAAACGACAGGCTTGTGAGCGCTTGCGGCCTTAACAACATCAGCGAGGTTTTGTGTGCCGTCTACTGTGCCGCCTGGGGAATCGATATGCAGAATGATTGAATTGACGCTTGAATCATTTAATGCTGCTTTGATATCACGTTCAATTAGTTGAGTAGACGCGCCGCCTGAGATCTGCGTCATCATGTTCATTTTCTTGCCGATAACGCCTGACATTGGGATTATTGCAACCCCGTCTTGCACATGATAACCTTGATCTTGGCTGATTAATGGCCTGCCAAGTCTTGCCTCAACCGCTGGGATATCAATCGCTTCCCCGCGCAGATGCGAACCATATACCGCCTGTATCTCAAGCAGCTTTTCTGGCAATATCGCCCAAGGGGAAGTTAATACATCTGGTATGTTCATACGCTCAACCAATACTGATTAAGCGCACGATACCTATGATTATGTAAAGATTTTAGGGCATTACTGGATTATTTTACGACTGGGGAGGGAGTGATGGATTAAATGGATTGTCATCTTTAATAAGTCCGTCTGATTCGCGCATTTGCTGCTCTTTTGCTAATTGCGTGTGATTTGCTTCCCAATCGCCGCCGTCATACGCAATGGACTCTTTCTCACGCGTGCTGATACCCAAGTTTATGCGCTCTCTAGCTGCATTAACTTCTTTCTCCGGATCAATACTTCCTGGGCTGTCTCCAATCCATGCAACACGAGTATAAGCCTGACGCATTCTTGCATCACTAAAAAATCCAGGTGCTTTAATGCGACCTAATGCCACACCTTCTTCAAACCAGAGCTCTTTAATAGGTTCACAGAAATGAGTGGCCATAAAATCACGACGCACCCGAACGATACGCCAAAAATCCAGTAATGCAGCTCGGCTTGCTGAATAACTACTGGAGAAATGCTTAACTAATACTTCAAAAGGAATTTCAAGGGCAGGCCCGATCTGTTTAAGCATAGATAGAAAGAAAGGGTCATAATTCGCATTAGGCCGTCCCAAGTTAGGAATTTCTATGCTTTCCCCTGGCAATAAATCGACGGCCTTACCATGACCATCCAAGTCAGTTGGGACTGATGCATCCCATTTGTTTGCATTTTCGATGTATTGTGAGGATGCTTCGCCATCAAATAAAGTGGAAAATGCCTCTGCATCCATTTTAACAAAAATAGCCAGAGCTGCAGATACCACGGCTGCTTGTAACTCAGCTTCAGAATATCTTGCCAACTGTTTAAGATGCTCTATTACAGGCGACAGGTAAGGTACACCACGAACCTGACCGGGCCTTCTTTTATCAAATAGATGCAAAACATTCTTGCGTCCATTCTTTCCGTATGCGTCAACCTCCACCCATTCTAGAAATGATCTTGAAACGGCTCCCGGATGTTGCTTAGTAAAGTCATACTTAACAGCAGATCCGTTAGAGTCGAGCGTAACCCCACTTATTTTGTTCTGAGTATCACGGCCATGATCTTTGTTCGCTAGACGATCCGCTTCGATCAATTGTATTGATAGTGAGTATGGGTTATTGCGCTTGATAGCAGCCGTTAATGCCAGAACATCTCCGGATTCAAGCATCGATCTGAGAGCCAACGCTTGCAGTCCGTAAAAATTATTTGACCTGGAGGCGTCACATTCCAAACTATTACACCAAAGCAGCCACTCAGCTTCAATCTCTCTTTTCCAGTCATTAGCCTGCTCATCAGACCATCCGAGATATTTCGCATCTGGATTGGATTGCATAGACAGTCCGGTACCAATCACGTTCGACACAACAGTATTGATCGCTGCGCCGCCAATTGGCGCGTTTCTAGCAAGATCCCTGGATCGAGATCTTAAAGTAGGCAGGTCATAAATAGTGTCAGCATTAGCATCACCAGCGTGCGGGTTCCAGTTTCTTAGCGCTTGGCGTGATGTCGATCCGCCGTTATAACCACCAACCAATGCCAGTGCAGCCCTGTGTTTTAACCGGCTAACAGCAGATTCTGGGGAAAATATAGCAATAGCGCGGTCAATAAGATTTAACTCAACATTTTTCAATTACCACCTCGCCGAAAGATTGACCGACCGACCTCTACCAGAAGCTGAAGAAGAAATTTCTTTTACTTTCTGATCCCAATATTCGATTGCTTTTCGTATTTCAGCAAGATCTGCTCGTCTTAGCTCTCTTTCGCCTATTTTGTATGATTGCCCCTGCAAAACCTTCTCTTCTGCACTCATGTACATGGTTAAGCGTGCTTCTGCTTGCGCTAAGTTTATCCCGGCCATAAAACCCCCAATGATATTACGTTAAAATAACAGGAAAACAATACATTAATTAGGGCATTACTGCATCAGCCCTTCCTTAGCAACATGTATACTTGAGTGCGGCTAATTCCGGTATCGTTCACCACTTTCTTTATTGGATCGCCTCTTTTTAGAGCATCTATTGCCTTTTGTTTTGCTTTTTGTTTTGATCTTTTTGCAATATACGGCTCAGTCCCGCCCCAATCTTGCCTTATCCTTTGTTCTTCTTGCTCTAATTTTAAAATTATTTCACCCTTAAACTCTTCCCCTAAAATGTTTTTTACTCTACAGAATATGTCATCAACTATATCGCATGCTCTCATCCGCGCCCCCAGCCTGATAATGATATTTTTCCGTCATTAAAAATTTTTTTAGGTTCTTTTAACGCCAAGTTTGCTTCCATCCGCTCATAGTCGCTATCTTTATACTTATATGCTCTGATGCCAGGATGATAAAGTGTTGCATACGCATAAACCAAAGTATCCAAAGGCTCGTTTCTAATGCCTTCGTGTTTTTTTTCATAACGCTTTTTTAATCTATTGTAGGATTCAGATATTAATCCTCCGAAATATTCCGGCGGCAGTTCGCTGCTGAATCTGATCATCCTATTTTCCTGTTCTCTCTCCGCATCGTTAACCATGCGAGAAAAAAGCTCGTGTTTTATTTCTACCGTGCCAACTGAATGAATAAGCACACCTTTTTTATCAGTTTTGCCGTTTCTTTTTATGTCCTGCATCGACCCTTTGCTAAGAGCTTGCGCGTTTATTCTTGTTGATCCAAAGACTGCTATAGGGCATCTGATACGATTTGATCGCACGTAATGTTTTACCGACTCTCCGCGATGACCTCCAATATCAATTGCCGTAGCCACGATAGGCATAGATTTGCCGCTACAATGCTGGATACCAGAGTTTATTATTCTTGTTAGATCATCCCAAACCTGATCGTTGGATGGATCACCTGGCAACTCAATATAATCCAAAACCCACGCCTTCAAGTTTCTACCCCACCCCACTATCTGAAGCGCCAATCTATTATCTTGCGTATCTACTCCAGCCGTTATAAATAAAACCCCGTCCGGAGCTATACGAAGAGGATACTGCTCAGCCCTATCTACTAGAGCCTGATGGGTAACATGCTGCACTGTGCGCTTCCATGTTCTAGCAAGGCGGGTATTGTAAAATGCAACCATTCCAGCATCATTTCCTTGATCCAGCTTCTCTTTCGCCTCCCGATGCTCCTTAATTAAATCAGCCCATGATAGCCAACCATACGGCAAATACATCGAGTTCGAAGTAAAAGATTCTGTTTCCCCGTCTCCCATTGAGCCTCCAGTCCATAAACCGTTTATAAACATCTTGGGCTTATCTGATTCTACATGCAGCCCACCGCATTCGATGCATGGATAAGCAACGCTGTCATCGCCAGAAACAAGGTTTTCAAAGATAAGCTCTTGAGCATGACCGCAATGCACGCATTCAGCTAAAGCGCGCCGTTTTGTGCCAATTTCATAGAGATCCGCAATGCGCGACTCTCCGTCTATCGTTGGGCTTGAGTAGTAGTAAGATTTTTTGTTATGGCTAAAAGTGGTTTGCCTTGCCTCAGCCAGTTTGATCGGATCACCTTCGTTATCTACGTTAGACTCACAACGGTCAACCTCATCGATTGCAACTCGGCGCGCCGGAACTTCGGCCAAGTTTGCAGCGCTGCCAGCCGTTGGCATAAACAAAGTGCCGCCGATGTACTCTTTGACTTCTTGGGTGTTCTTTGCGTCCCTAGAATTCGGTTTTGCTACCCGTTCTCGCAACACATCAACAGCTTTGATGGTCTTGTCTACCCTGGCAGACAACCGTTTAGCTAGTGCGCCGGTGGGCATTAACCAGAGAAAATTACTGGGTGATTGGTGTACTGTTGAACCGAACCAATTAAGTGCAACTTGAGTCTTAAACATTTGTGAGCTAACCATGCATACCACCCTTTTTGCTGGATGGTCATCAGACAGACAGCGCATAATTTCCCGCGCGTGAGGTGTTCTATCTGTTTTGTATCTTCCATACTCGTTAGAGCCGCTCGATTTAGGTATTATCATAAACTGATCAGACCATTCATCCACCGACAAATTAAGATCAGGCCGCAGCGATTCTATTAAAACATCATAAACTCTTTGGTAGCAGATCATTGCAACACCGGTAGTTTGCAAAAATCTTCCAAAGTCCCCCTAACTTCTCCTGCAATGATCTTCTCAATTTGAGTTATGTCAGTGTTGCCAGCTATTTGAGGCGCTATGCGGCGTGACATTGACATTAAACCGTCCCTAAATTGTCTTCCTCTTTCAAAAATCAACTTTTCTACCTGCTCTCTCTCAATTAGGCTACCAATGAATCTTTGATGTTCAGCGGCAGCCTGCAATGCAGATGCCTTTTCCCTTAAAGCACGCGCATTTTTGAACAAAACATCAGCGTCTTCAGTATCAAGATCCAATTGATGATAGTTAACCTCTTCGGTTAATTCGGTTAACCCTTTTTCCTCTATGATTTTATTGATTATTTCTTTTTCTTCTTTGGCTTTACGATCATAAAATGATCCATTCAGGCTAGCGGTTAACTTAATTCGTGCATCAGACTCGTTTACTAAGATAAATTTACCGTCCGCGGTTAACACAAGGCGGTTATCTCTTATCCATTTAGAGACCATCTGCTTCGACACACCTTTGTATTTAGCGTATTCCGTGCGAGTCAACTGATTGTCAACCTGTTCACTCATTTGTTCACCTGATTAATTAATAGGCAGTTAACCATGTTTGAAAATTTGTCCGCTAGAAATAAAATGAGGCCTGAACCACC